ATGAAACGTGTGATCTTTTTTACCGGGGCGGGGGTCTCGGCCGAGTCGGGCGTCCCCACCTTCAGAACCGGCTCCGATGCGGTGTGGGAAAACCACCGCATTCAAGATGTCTGTCATATCGACACCTTTGAGCAGAACTATGACCTTGTTCACCAGTTCTACAACCAGCGACGTACGGCTCTGGCCGGCGTTGAGCCCAATACCGCCCATCGCAAAATCGCGCAGGTGCAACAGGGGGCACCGGAGCGCGTCATTCTGATGACCTCCAATGTGGATGACCTGCATGAGCGCGCGGGCAGCCCGAGGGTCCGGCATATCCACGGCAATCTGCTGGAGATGGTCAATCTGGACAGCCGGGAGATCATCCCGCTGCACTACGAGGCATTCGACTACACGGCGCAACAGGGCCGCTTCAAACCCAACGTAGTGTTTTTCGGTGAGATAGCACCGGTGTATGCCGAGCTCTTCGAGTTGATGAACAGTCTCACAGAAGAGGATCTGGTCGTGGTGGTGGGCAGCAGCGAAAGCGTCATCGCCTTCTGCGCCGAGGCCTATATCGGCAGTCAGGCCGCGGCCACGATTCTTTACGTGGACCCCGCTCCCACCAACACCTACGACCGTCAATCGATTACGCCCTACAACAAACACTACCGCATAAGCGCCACCGAGGCGTTTGCCGAGGATTCGGAACTGGTCCACCTGATCGAACAGTGGCTGGCCTGAAAACAAAAACCCCGCCACAGTGGACGGGGTTTACCTTTTCCGCGGATGAGACTTACTCCACAGTAGAGATACTGTTCAGGTAAGCCTTATCGGAGATGTTGGTCCATTTGCGAACCTGCTTGAGGTAGCTCTGCTGGCTCTCGATGATTTCAGCAGCCAGCGGGTCGGCTTCAGCCTGCTCCACCAGCAGCTTCTCGGTGGCCTGACGCAGCGCATCGATCACCGCCGGCGGGAACACCTTGTGGGTCACGTTCGGATACTCTTCCTTCATCTTATCCCAGGCTGCACTGTTCATATGCGTGCTCTGTGTGTACATGTCGTAAGCTGCGGTTCGCATGGACACACGCAGGATCTCTTGCAGATCCGCCGGCAGATCATCCCACACCTTCTTGTTCACCAGGAACTGCACCTCAGCTGCGGGTTCCTGCCAGCCGGAGTAGTAGTACTGGGCGATACGGTGGAAGCCCATCGGCAGATCGAGAGCAGGGCCAACCCACTCCAGCGCATCGATGGTGCCGCGCTCCAGAGAGGTGTAAAGCTCGCCCGGTGGGATATTGGTCACGGCAACACCCAGTTCAGACATCACCTCACCGGCAAAACCGGGGGTGCGCATTTTCAGACCCTGAAGATCTTCGACGGAGTTGATCTCCTTTCGGAACCAGCCACCCATCTGATTACCGGTGTTACCGCCTGGGAATGAGAGCATGCCATGGGGCTCATATACCTTCTGGGCCAGCTCCATGCCGCCACCGTGGTAGAACCAGGCATACTGCTCCGGCACGGTCATGGAAAACGGTACAGTGGTAAAGTACATGGTGTTTGGCACCTTACCCTTGTAATAGTAAGACGCGGTATGGCCCATGTCGTACTGACCGGCCTTCACCATGTCAAAAATGCCGAACGGTGCCTTGTGCTTGTTGCCGGAGTCGATACGAATCTTCAGACGGCCACCGGACATGGTTTCCGCCATCTCCGCCATGTGTTTGGTGGTATCACCCAGGATCGGCGTATTCGGGCCCCAGGTCTCCGCCAGTTTGAGTGTATAGGTGTCTTCGGCCAATGCCGGGGTGCCAACAAACGTCAGCAGGGTCGCCAACGCAGCGACCGGCTTGAGCCGTGCAAAGCAGCTTTTCATCATGGTTCAGTCCAATTGTCATAATTTGTCGGTAAGGTCAGCCGCCCGATCATAGCGTGGCCGAGGTCTGGGAAAAAGGCCCCTCAGCCCTTCTCACGTCCATGATTGACCTATATTCCTGTCCCTTTGATCAAACTGGCTCAGCCCCGGTCTTCCTGCTAATTTCAATGACACCAATTACCTGGACGATATGACCTGCGGTACCTTGCAGGATATGGGTTACACCATCGACTACACCGCCGACAGCAGCGGCTTCTCTATCGTCTAAACCTTAAAAACCACTTAGCGAGTCAAGGAGGACTCATGCTGAAACACCTCACTCTGGCAGCCACGCTCGCAGCCACCGCGCTGCCCGTATGGGCCGAAGTATACAAGTGCCGCAACAGCGAAGGGCGACTCCAGTTCCAGGCCCAACCCTGTGACAACCATCCCTCCGAACAAGTCAAAATCGCGCCACCCACTTCAAACCCCGGTAACTACAAAGCCCTCCAGCGCCGTGCCGAACAATCCTTCGAGCAGCGCCGCCAGGAGCGAGCCATTGAAGAATCCAGAATGGATGCAAAATCGCAACGGATACTCGACAAGCGCCGGCACCAGCGCCGTCTCGATGAACTGGCAGGACTGGGTAAAGTCGTCGTCGGTATGGATGAAGATCAAGCCACCCGCGCCTGGGGCCACCCCTGCGAGGTCAAGCGCTCCGGCAGCGGGCAAAAATGGACCTACTGCGTAGGGGAGTATGAGCGGGATTATCTCTATTTTCGGGATGGATTGGTGTGATCTAGTGAAGTAATTGTCCCAGGGATATAAGCGGGATTAAATGGGATGAAACGGGATTAAGTGGGATGGATGTCACGGGATACGCGGGCTTTGGAGGGTTGGCGCGATTTCCGTGAAATGTTAGAGGGCGGATCGATTTAGCGCAACGCCAACGCGCCAACGAGTAGATCTTGCGCGTGTTTTGTCACTCTTCGAGCGGCGCGGCTAAAAAGACAATCAATGCGCTCAACGTGGGCGTCCTGCCCCGTTAGACATCCTTTCCGATCCAGACCACCCTGCCAATCACTTCCAGGTCGTCGGCCTCGCTTGGTTCGACGAGCTGTTCCTTATACTCCTTGTTGTCGCTGAGCAGCAGGATGCCTTTGTTCCAGAGAGTCTGCACCCGTTTCACGATCAGGTGGTGGTCGGTGCGGATCACGTAGATGGAGCCGTCGGTGAGCTCGCGCTGGCTGGTATCGATCATGACTGTGTTGTTGTCGCTGATCGTCGGCTCCATCGAGTCGCCTTTAGCGAACACCAGCACCAGGTCTTTTTCGTTCAGCCCCCTGAAACGCAGCCACTTGCGCCGGAACGCCAGTTTTCGCGAGGGCTGCTCGTTATCGGGCAACGCGCCTGATCCGGCGGCTACCTGGATGCTGTAGCCGGGTATCAGAGCGAATTCCTGGCTGAGTTCGGCCCCTGCTGTATCGACGCTCAGACGTGACGCCAAGCCCGCCAACAGATCTTCACCCATCGGGTTGGCGCCTGCAATGGCGCGGAGCAGCTCGTAGTCCCCTATGCTGAGATCCTTTCCGGCCGCTGCCGTATCCGCAGCTTCCCTGGAAGACTGGAGTAAACCAACCGCTTCTCTGAAGTGCACCTCTTTCCTGTCCGCAGCGTCTTGGTCTCCCGCCTCAGCTAGGTAGATATCTTCCCGTCGCTGCTCGGCATCGCTGAGATCACCAAGGCGCATCGGCCCGTCTCCTGTCGCGAGCCATGCAATGGAGACCCCAGTAAGGCGAGCCATTTCGACAATTGGCTCGAGCCTCGGTTGACTGGTGCCGGCGATGATCCTGTGCAATTGAGCCTCAGATAGGCCAATCATTTTTGCGAGCTGCTTCTTCCCGCCCACGAATGAGCTGATCTCGCTAATGCGAGTTCCGATTTCATTCTCCTGAAAAGGAACATCGTTCCCTTTCGTTTCTGATCCTTCGTCTGTCGGATTATTCATTTTTAAACAATGCCTTATCGCAAAAATGATTCAAAAACCCCTCTCGGAGAAAAGGAACACGCAAAAATGACTTGACGTACAATCAGTTTTGCGACTATTGTTGACGCGTAACGCGCACTAATGCGCGCCTCAAAAACTACCCACAGCGGAGCCCAAAAAAATGAGCAAGCAAAACACTCGCCCACAGGACTGGCACCGAGAAGACATCATGGCCGCGATCCGTAAGAAAGGCACCACGCTCGCCGAGCTTGGTCGCCACCACGGCTACAGCAATCCGACCGCTCTATACAACGTATTCCACAAGCCCTATCCCAAGGTGGAGATGATCATCGCCGCCTTTCTGGAAGTGGAACCCGCCGAGATCTGGCCCTCGCGCTACATCAAGCCAGCCATAGATTTTAAGACAAATATTACCCATTCGCATTGTCGCATAGCGTGACCTCACGCGCATTGGAATCGATGTATTGAGCCTAGCCTCGGCTGCCTGAAACGCACAGAGGCAAAAGCTGATTTTGTTTGGAAGGGGTAACCAGCGCGATGGGACAGAAGCGACGGAAAAACTGGAGCCGGGAACAACCGATTAGCCTCCGGCACGGTTCAGAACTGTGCATCGGTCACGCGCATGACCGGATGAACCGCAGCGTCGAGCAGATCGCCGACCTGATGGGGGAAGCCAGCCACTTCACGCTTTACAAGTGGATGGAGTCAGGCCGGATGCCGGCGGTGAAGATTCGCGCCTTTGAGCATGCCTGCGGCGCTGACTTTGTCACTCAGTATCTGGCGCATAGCGCGGGCTACTTGCTGGTGAAGGTGCCGACCGGCCGCAAAGCTGAACATCGCGAACTGAACGAGCTGAGCCTGTTTGCCCACGAGGTGCTGGGGCTTCTGATTCAGTTTTATGACAGCCATGAAGGCGCCGATGAAGCCGTTCTGGCCGTGACCCGCCTGATGGAAGACCTCGCATTTCAGCGGGGCAATATCGAAAAACATCAGCAGCCCGAGCTGCTGCTGGGAGGTGAGTGATGGATTACCAGGCACTGATCGACACCCATTTTGGTTATGCACAGCGGCGCAGCCCGGCCTATCAGGCTGGCCTCAAAGCCTGGCTGCAGCGTGCCCATGAGGGCATTCCGGTTGCCACCTATTCAGGTGCCTACCGAGAAGGCACTGCTGAGTTTGATGCCTTTTACGCCGGGGCTGATGACGCCTGCATGAAATGGCGTGATGTCCTGCCGAACGAGCAACTGGCTGACCTGAAGCCGATACGAGGTGGATCATGAAACAGTGGTTCACGTCCCAGGAATTGGAAGCAATGCAGCTGCCGGGGATCCCGACAACTGTTCGCGGCATAAATAAAGTAGCCGAGCGCGAAAATTGGGAGTCCCAAAAGCGCGCATTCGGAAAGGGCTACGAATACCACATCAGCAACCTCCCCCATGAGGCCCGGCAGGCGTTAGAAGCCCACTTCGCCCGCGAGATGCTAACGCGTCTCGACGACACGCCGCGTCAGCTCAAGCCGGTGACGGCTGCGCTGCCGAACGTGCCGATGACGCACAAGCAGCGCGCCGCTGCCGATGCCCGTGTGACCATCATCAACGCGATCGACGGGATGCGCAGCCAGGGCATCAGCCTTAATGCTGCGCTGACGACTCTTTTGACACAAGCGGAAACCGGCCAGCTCGCTGAGCTCAACCCGGTGCTGGATAAGGCGCTGCAGCTGGCTAAGGATTCGCGTGGTCGCGGTGGTCACTCACCCTACCCCAGCGCTCGCAGCCTCAAGCGATGGATTACCAAAGACGTTAAGGATCTGGCTCCCAAGAAGCGCGAAAAGGACATGGTGCCGCCTACCTGGGCGAATGCCTTCCTGGTGTGCTGGCAGAAACCGGAAAAGCCCAGTGTCGAGCACGCCTACCGCCAGTTTATCGATGCCTGGGCCAGCGATGAGCAGCCGCCCAGTATTCATGCCGTTCGCCGCTTCTTGAAGAAGATGGGATCGGTGGCCAAGCAGCACGGTCGCATGGGGCCTCGTGAGCTGAAGAACATCATGCCGTTCGTGCGCCGGGACTTCAGCTCTCTGCTGCCGGGCGACATCTACAGCGCCGACGGCCACACCTTCGATGCCGAGGTACAGCACCCGCTGCACGGCCGCCCCTTCCGCCCGGAGGTGACCACCTGGATCGATATCGCCACCCGCAGAGCTGTGGGCGTATCGGTGGCCCTGGCCGAGAGCAGCATCGCCGTCCTGGATGCCCTGATCGATGCCTGCGGCAAGGCGGTACCGGCGGTGATCTATGTGGACAACGGCTCTGGCTACTGCAACGCCATGCTGAAAGATGAGGCCACCGGCGTGATGGCGCGGCTCGGCAGCACCATGACCCACTCGCTGCCCTACAACTCCCAGGCACGGGGTGCGATCGAGCGCATTCACCAGACCCTGTGGGTTGATGGCGCCAAGAGTCTGGCCGGTTACATGGGCGCGGATATGGACCGCGAAGCCCGGCACCACCAGTTCAAACTCAGCCGCCAGGCGATGAAAGGCGGCCGCCAGACCCTGATGCCCTGGGCCACTTTTATGGAATGGGTGCATCAGCGGATGGACTGGTACAACAACCGCCCACACAGCACCTTGCCCAAGATTACCGATGCATCCGGCAAGCGCCGCCACCTGACGCCCAACGAAGCCTGGAACCACCACACCGAACAGGGCTGGGAACCGCTTACGCTCAGTGGGGACGAAGCCGCCCAGGTCTTCCGCCCCCGCGTGACCCGCAAAGTGCTGCGCGGCGAGATCCAGGTGTTCGCCAATCGCTACTTCAGTCAAGAGCTGACGGAGTGGCATGGCGAAGAAGTTCAGGTGGCCTATGACCTCAATAACCCGAATCACATCTGGGTATTCGACCAGGAACACGACCGCCTGATCTGCCGTGCCGAGTGGAACGCCAACCGCACCGACTACATGCCGATGTCGGTCATCGAGCAGGCCCGCGAAAAACGATACGAGGGCCGTCTGCGTCGCATCGAGAACAAGCGCGTGGAGATTGAGGAAGAACGCCGCGGCCGTCCGCTCCTGGAGCATGACGACAGCATCAGCCTGGGTGCCTTGGGCAGTATCAACGGTGAGTTGATCCGCAAGCAGATGAGCAAGCCGGTGGATGAATATGAAGATGTACCGCTGAGCCGGTTTGAGCTGATGACTCCGGAAGAGCGCTGGGCCGAGCACTGCGCTGTTGCCCGCGGCGAGATAAGCCTGCCGCCAGAGGAACAGTACTGGTTTGAGAGCTACGCAAGGAATCCTGAATACAGGTCGATGAAAAGACGACACGAAGAAAGCGAAGAAGAGGGCTGGGGCCGGCAGCCGCAACCTGCCGAACCCCAAGGATCACGTAAGGAGTGACTAACAAATGATGAACGAGAACACAGTACCCGTCAACGGCGTCGCCGAAACCGCCAACCTTGGCTTGTGCGATGTCGCCCTTGAGCGCGCGATCGACAGGACCGGGAGCCTGCCGGGCATGGTCTGCATGTTCGGCCCCAGCGGCTTTGGCAAAAGTGTAGCGGCGACCCACGTCGCCTGCCGCCGCCGGGCCTACTACATCCAGGCCAAGTCTGTTTGGAGCCGTCGCCACACGCTTGCAGCCATCCTGCACGAAATGGGTGTCCAGCCGGGCAAGGCCACGATCCCGCAGATGCTCGACATGGTGGCTCAGGAACTAGCGCTTAGCGGCCGCCCGCTGATCGTTGACGAAATGGACCACCTCGTTGAAAAGAACGTGGTTGAGCTGATCCGCGATATATACGAGAGCAGTCAGGCCGCGATCCTGCTGATCGGCGAAGAGCAGCTGCCCCACAAGCTGAAAAAGTGGGAGCGCTTCCACGGGCGCATCCTTAACTGGGTGCCGGCGCAGCCGGTATCGCTAGAAGACGCCGCCAAACTGGTACCGATGTATGCCCCCGGCATTGAGGTCGCAGAGGATCTACTGGCTCACCTTGTTGAGATCTCCGGCGGCAGCGTGCGTCGTGTCGCAGTCAACCTGGAGCTGATTGCCACGGTGGCCGGTACCGCTGGCGCGGGCTACATCGATCGCAAGAGCTGGGGGCGGCGCGAGCTGTACACCGGCGAAGCACCAAAGCGGAGGCTGGGATGAGCGACATTGAAATCTGCGAACAGGTGCGGGATGCGAAGACCGGTGAGTGGATCGATCTGTTTGGCAACGGGCACTTCTACGGGATGGTCACGTCCCGATACACCTATCTGCCTCATGAACCGATGGGCCCTGTATACCGAGACGTTGCCTGGGTTGATCCGCCATTTGGGCCACCGAGCACGACGAATTCACACCGTAATTTTGGGCTCTGCGTCTACCGCACTCGCCATGAAATGAAAGCGCATTTAGGAGAAAGCGTCCATGTCGAAGCATATCGGATTGCGTAAACCGATTCAGATGGAGCTCGTTGGCGGCAAGCCAGCACGCCAGCGGGCATGGGAGCAGATCCGTATCCACAAGGAACGGTTCCAGATTTACACCATCGCCCGGCGTGCAGAAGCCGACGATGAAACCGTGAAGACCTATCTCCAGTGCCTGGAGAAAGGTGGCTACGTCGTCAAGCTGACCGATAAGCGGTTCGATCAGGCGGACTACCAGCTGATTCGCGACACCGGCATCGAAGCCCCACGACTGACCCGCGATGGACAGCCGGTCACCCAGGGGCTTGGGCAAGAGGCAATGTGGCGCTGTCTGCGCATGCTTGGCCCGCTGGACGCCCGCCAGCTGGTGGGCCATGTCGTCAGCTCAGGCATTGACCTGAAGGAATCGACTGCGCGCCGTTACCTGAAAGCCCTCAAAAAGGCGGGCTACCTGCAGATGGTCCACCCCTGCGATCGGCACCGGGGCAAGCTGGAAGTACTCCAGTTAATCCCCCGCATGGACAGCGGCCCGCGCCCGCCTCAGATCCAGCGTGTTGGCGTGGTGTACGACCCCAATTGGAACAAGGTGATGCACGCCGATGAGCCGGAGGAAATGCTGTGAGCACCATTGATACCAGCGCCTGGGGCGACAACCCGCCGGAGTTTATCCGAGTACTGGCCAACGTGGTCGAGCAGGAAGGCAACAATGCCGCCGCTGCCCGTCGCCTCGGGATCAACCGCGCCTCGGTTAGCACCCTGCTCGCCAACAAGTACCCGGCGTGCACCGACAAGATGGCAAAAACCATCATGAAATGGGCCGCCCATGTCGAGTGCCCGGTTCTGGGCCCCATTACCGGTGAGCAGTGCCAAACAGAGCGCCAAAAACCGTTTATCGGCAGTAACCCCACGCGGATTCGTCTGTACCGCGCGTGTCGTACCTGCCCACGCAACCCTGAATGTCAGGAGAACAGTCATGGATAACAACGTACAGAACCAACTGATTAAAGAGAACCTGACGAAGGTGAGCCTTGCCGTAAACACGTTGCAAGCCCTTGGTCTAACTGTGACCAGCTTCAGTGCGGTGGATGGCCGCCCCCTGGTGCTGATCAACCCCGGCCGAGGCTGTCAGCAGCTGAAGTCGGGCTATACCAAAAACGCCGTTCGGAACGGTCGGCGCATCATCGAGCGCGTCGCCTTCGTATCTGAATGCCAGGTTCGTTGGGAGGAAATCCAGTGAATAACGATTACTTCATCATCAATCTGCCGGCCACCCGCAAGGCTGGCGAAATGATCTTTTGGGCAGTTGTTCCACGCCACGACACCAAGGACCAAGACTCCGCAATGATCGTGAGCGAGGAGCACCTGAACAAAGCCCTTCACCGCTACGACAACGGTGCGACCACTCGCGCCATTCTGGCCCAGGTAGTCCGGGAGCACGACGGCGACCTGATGGAGCTGCTCACCCCTAAGAAACCGGCAACCGAAGAAGGAGAAGCCGCATGAACCAGGCAGTGCAACCGCATATTCCCGAAGGCTACATGATGGATTCCCAGGGCCGGTTAGTTCCTGCGGACCAGGTATCCGAACAGGATCAGCTGCGCGACCAGCTGGTGAATGGCCTAGTGCCCAAGGCTCTGGGTCTTAACCAGGCGCTGAAGGCGTTCAAAGACGAGGCCCTGACCGATATCGATGACCTGGTCACCATAGCCGGTGAACGCTATGGCGCAAAGCTTGGCGGTAAAAAGGGAAACGTCACGCTGACAAGCTACGACGGCCAGTACAAGGTGGTTCGTAGCTTCCGCGAAGTGATCGCATTCACCGAAGAGATCGAGGCCGGTAAGGCGCTGATCGACAACTGCCTGCGCCGCTGGAGCACCAACGCCGATCCGCACCTGATGGCCGTTGTTGAACAGGCATTCCGCACCAACACCAAGGGCGAGATCCGTACCGGAAAGATCCTGGATCTGATGCGACTCAGCATCGACGACGATGAGTGGAAGCGCTCAAGGATGCCATGAAGAACACCGGCACAGCGGTGTACGTGCGTCTCTATGAACGTATCGGTAAGTCTGATCAGTACCGCCCGATCCCGCTGGATCTGGCATCGGTTTAGGGGAAGGTCATGACCACCAAATCCGCAAACCAACTAGCACCCGCCGTCGCTTTTCAGGCCCGCCTGACCCAGCTGCAGGCGGAGCAGGCGATCCAGGCGATCGGCAACGCCGTGCTGAAAGAGATCAAGCAAGGCCACGCGGTGGAGTTTGAAAACTTCGGCCTGTTTGACCTCGGCACCCGGCCCAGCGACGGCACCCCAGCGCTGCGCTTTCGTCAACACCGAACCGTGCGGGAGGCACTGAGCAAATGACTCCACAAATACGTGTACCCGAAACCGAGCTGAATGAAGTGCTCGAATGGGCTGAGCAGCACATTGAAGGCAGCACAACTGACAACGAAGACGGCACCTACGAAGAGGGTGTCATCGACATGGCGCGGTGGATGCTGGGACTGATTCATGGCCGACCGGACGGGGTGTGAGATGGCGATAACAAAAGAACAGTGGGCCGAGATCGAGGAACAGCTTCAGGACATGTTTGGCCGCGTGGAGCTGATGTTAGAAGGCCGGAAGCTAACGCTGGAAAAGCGCTTCGTCAAAGAGAATCGGTTGGCGATTCTGGTGTTCATCGACGGGTCGTTCAACCTTGGCTGGGGCTTCCCGGATATGGATTCGTTCGATGAGTTTGTTCAGAAAGTCTGGCGTGAACGTACTCACTCGATTCATCCGCCAAAGGAGCGCGCCCGGATCATCAAAACCTTCGGCAAGCGAGCGGCTAAAAAGCACTTCCCGCGCCTGGACGAGAAGCTCTCTTTCTGGACTCCGGACTTCAGCACTGCGAAGTCCCTGCGCCGCAAGCTCCAGAAGCTGGAGGGCTTGGAGGTCGTCAGCATCGGGTATCAATCACAAACGGCGGAGACCTGACATGAGCACAGTAACCATCACCCTGACTGACCACGACAGCGGAAATGTGGTTGTTGATATTAAGGGCTTACCTAAAGCTGATCAGGTTCCAACTAAAGCGCAGGTGTTCGGTAGAGCCTTGCAGGCGTCGATCAACGACCTCCGACCCTGCATGAACGGCATGGGCAACAATGTCTGCCCTCACTGCGACGGCACATGCACAGAGCGAAACGGGCGCTAAGCGTCCGTCTGTCCGGCGTGGTGGTCGGGCACTGATGAGCAGCCAGGAGAAAGCAATGCAACTGTCAATCTTAGAAGTCCGCATACTCAACGAACTCGCCCGGCGTGGGCCCTGCGCCGCATCCACCATCATGCCCCATGTTGAGGGGTTGGATTCAAAAGCGCAGCTGAAAGGCACACTGGAGGGGCTGGAGAAGAAGGCGCTGGCGAAATACCAGTCAAACGGTCAGTGGGCAATGCCTGCCGCCCTCAAGAAAAAGGTGCTGGACGGAAAGATCGGAGCAACGGTCGATACTACGGTAACGACACCGGCGGTCGCTGACATTAAGCCCGCGCCGGTATCGGTTAAACCAAAGGTCGCCGCAAAACAGAAGTCAACTGAGTCTGCTCACAGTAAGCCGAAAACGGTACAGGTGCCGGTGCTGCAGATGTCCGAACCAGCCAAAAACATCAGTCCCCTGCGGGCATTGCGCAACAGCCTGCCACCCGGTATTGAGGTGTATGTAAGTGGTGAAGAAGCAATCCTTCACTGGGAAGAGAGCACTTTCAAGATCGAAGATGACGGGTTGGATGTAGCCTTGGGTGCTATCCGTACCCTTGAGCGGTTGAAGGTGGGGTCTACATGCAGCTGACCCGTTGCCCTGTTTGCCACAGCCGCATCCACCTGGACGCCCTCGTCCAGGATGACGCCGGCCGTGAACTGCTGGCGATGCTGGCCAGGCTGGACCGCTCCGCAGCCGGTGCGCTGGTCAGCTATATGAGCCTGTTCCGCAGCAAGAGCCGCGACTTGGCCAACGATCGCGCACTGCGCATCGCAACCGAGGCGTTAGAGCTGGCACAGCTTAACGCTCTAACTCCTGCGATGGCTCACACCGTTGAGCAGATGCGAGTTAAGCAGCTGGCCGGTAGCTTCAAGCCGCTGACCAATCACAACTACCTGAAACGTGTGCTTGAGAACCAGGGAGCAGCGGTGGTTGAGGGTGATATCGAAGCTCTGCCAGCGAACGCAAGTACAGGCTCAAAAGCCGAACGCCGGGCCGTTGTCAGCCGCAGCACCATGAACATCCACGATATCGACTGGTAACGCCATGACCGCAAAAGACAACCGCAAAGCCGCGCTCGCACAGATCCACATCGCCAAGAAACAGCTGGGCCTGGATGACGATATCTACCGCGAGATGCTCGAAAACATCACCGGTAAGCGCAGCTGCTCCGGTATGGCGATCGGCGAGCTGTACCAGGTGATCAAACACTTGGAAAACGTCGGATTCAAGCGAAATCGTGGCGGCCAGCCGAAGAGCCGCCGCCAGCAGTACTACAGCCCAAAATCAAAGGGCCAGATCATCGACGTCATGCGGGCCATCTGGATCGAGATGCACCAGGCAGGCATCGTCCGCGACGGCTCCGAGCTTGCACTGACCCACTGGGCCAAACGAGCAAGCAGCAAGCGCAACGGCGGTGTCGGCGTGGATTCACTGGACTGGCTGGAGCGTGACACAAAACTGGCCAGTCAGGTGCTGGAAGATCTCAAACAGTGGAACAAGCGCGTGCATCGCCAGTGGCAGAAGGAAGACTTTGCGCTGATCCAATCAAAGCAAGTGCGGCCCGCTTATGTAGTCGCGTTGGTCCGGCAGCTACTGGCCGAGCACCGCATCATGTGGTGGCCTGAATTTGACTTGCAGCTTGGCATTGAGAATGACCCCGATTACTGCACCAACCGGGAGGAGCTGAATCGTGGCGACTGAAGAACAGCAGGATATGCTGGGCGAGAGCAGCTTCAGCGAAGAGCTACTGGAGCACCTGGACGAGATCCCGGCAGAAACCAAACGCAAGTGGCCGAAGGACCTCGCCGCGCTGATCGATATCTTCGAAGCGGCACTCAAGCGCGGCGGGCTGGATGACGTGCAGGCCAAACGCTTGGCGCACTCCCTGCTCGCCGAGCAGGCGATGTACTGCGGCGGTCGCCACATCTACATCCCGAAAGGCGACCGGCTGAAGCAGGCGATCCGCGATGTGGAACTGTTCCGCGACTGGCACGACAACGGCCTGGTGCCGGACCAGCTGGCGGCCAAGTACAAGATATCCGCGCAACACGTCTACCGGATCATTAACGAACAGCGGGCGATTCACCTCAAGCGGGTACAGCCGGCGTTGTTTTGATAGGATCCGGTGAACCCATGACAGCAAGCAACGGAGATAATGCGATGGCTGGTAACGATCAGGGCGCCTCTCAGGGAGTGGTCGGGAAGGTCTGCCCAAAGTGCGGCTACGCCCGCAAAGCCGATGAACCGGTACCGGAAACGCGGTGCCCGAAGTGCCGGGTGCTTTATGCCAAGGCGGAAGCAGACGAGTCGGAAAGCGCTGCTGTTTATGCGGTCAGCAGCGTCACGCCAGAAGAGGAAGCTACGAATTCATCGGAGCCTGCCATGCAAAAGCTGGCGGGGCTGCTGCAAGGTGATCTACCCAAAAAACATGTAGTACTGATCGGGCTCTTCTGCCTTGTGCTGGGCTATTACGCGGGACGTGAGCATCTGAAGTACGAAATGCGCAGTGCCTTCAGCGATGCCTTTAGCGGGATCGCGGAAGGCTTCAAAGGGCTATCTGACGCCGCGCAACCAGTCGATAAACAGGAGCCCTCGATACCCGACCCTGAGTCGCAGCCTATTCAGGCGACTCTGATCCGCAAGGGCTTCTCTCCAAAGGATCTGGACAACATGAAGATCCGTGAAGAGATCACATTTACGATACGGTTTGAGAATCAGCAGGATCGAGATATCCGGGCATTTGACGGCATCATTCACTTCGTCGACCTGTTGGGTAATTCGATCATATCGCTGCGCACTGAAGTGAATGACCCGGTCCCGGCCTACGACTTCTTCGACTGGCATGGCCTGATCGACTACAACGAGTTCAAGGATTCCGAACGTAGGCTGCGCGCAGCGGAGCAACAGAACATTCGAGCCATCTTCGAACCGCGGAAAATCCTCTATGCAGATGGCACTGTTGAACAGCTGAACTGATAACAAGCCTATCTCCAACGTGGGTTAAACCACGCTCCCCACAATCCCCGGCACAGTGGAACTCACAGCCTCCAACGTGAGTTACACCAGATCCGGGGATTTTTATGTTAAGAGCACCGCGCCTCACCTCATTCGCTGTCATCGCGCTGATTCTGACGCTGGTGATTGCCATCCTCGCGCCGCATCAGCTGGGCGTCACCCTCTACAAACTCAGCCTCGTCTCGCTGGCGGCCGTGCTGGGCTACTGGATCGACCGGGTTGTGTTCCCCTATGCCCGGCCGCACGAGTTCTTCCACATCGCCGACTGGCTGCGCCAAGGCAACAACGCCGAGGGCAGCCGGGCCGTCCGGCATTGCGCCGGCACCGCCACCCTGCGCCGCGCCATTGTCATGGCCGCGGTCATCATCGCCATCGCGCTGGGGGCCTGACGTGAAGTTCGCCGTTGCCTGGTCCGTATTCTGGACGCTTGTGGTGCTTTTCGTACTCGCCCCTTTGGGTGAGGCCGCCGAGATCCCTCATGCCGCCCACCAGTACCGGCAGGAGCTGACCCGGCAGGCTCGCCTTGTCTGGGGGCTGGACGCGCCGCTGGCGGTGATGGCCGCGCAGGTGCACCAGGAGAGCTACTGGAACCCGAAGGCGATCAGCCCCGTCGGCGCCGAGGGCCTCGGCCAGTTCATGCCACGCACCGCGGAATGGATGCCGGATATCGACCCCGTACTGGCCCAACCGGTGCCGTTTAACCCGCGTTGGTCATTGCGCGCGCTGGCCCGGTACGACCGCTGGCTGCACAGCCGCCTGAAGGCCGACACCAACTGCGACCGCTGGGCGATGACGCTGTCGGCCTACAACGGCGGGCTTGGCTGGGTGCTGCGCGACAAGGCGCTGGCCGTAGAGAACGGCCACAGCCGCTGGCTCTGGTGGGACAACGTCGAGCGCTACAACGCCGGGCGCTCCGCCGCCAACTTCCGTGAGAACCGCCATTATCCGCGCCGGATCCTGCATGAGCTGACGCCCCGATACGCCGCTGCCGGCTGGGGTGAGGGGGTCTGCTTTTGAAACTGCTCAGCCCGATCGCCATTACCGCCATCCTCGGCGCGCTCGGCCTGCTGTTCGCCCTCGGCTACAAGCAGGGCCATGACGCAGCCGAGGAGCAGCACAACCGCCAGCAGGCGGAGCTGATCGCCCAGCGCGAGACGCAGCTGCGCGAACAGTACCAACACCAGATCGCCGTCGGCGCCCTGACCGTGCGCGAACTGCGCGCCGAGAAAGCCGCCATCGCCCACCGTGCCAACCAGCTGGAGGAGCGCATCGCCTATGTCACCGAACACTACCGCCCGGCGCCGGATTCAGCGCCTGAGCCTCGCCCTGACTGCGTGTTCACTCGCGGTTTTGTCGGGCTGTACAACAGCGCCATCAGCCCCGCCGGAGTGTCCGCCGCTGGTGCTGCCCCCGGAGCTGATGGAGCGCCCGGCACCGCCGCATCTGCTGCGGCCGACCCGCTCGGCATCAGCGGCGTCCGCCAGCCCGACATCCTCAACCACATCGTCGGATACGGCAGCCGCTGCCAGCAGATAGAAGCGCAGCTCAACGCGCTGATCGACCACCTCAACCGGATACAGGAACCGGAGTAATGCCTGATCTCTACGACCGAGCCCAAGAGCGCGAACAACAGAACACCCAGGACGCGCAGGCGCACTACCGGGCCAGCCTGTCGCCCGAGCCGGAACAGGTAATCGTCGCCGGGTGCGTGCTCTGCATCGACTGCGACGAACCGGTACAAGCCGCGCGCCTCGCCGCTAAACCCAACGCTGCCCGCTGCATCTACTGCCAGGGCGAATATGAAAAGGAACAGCGCCGCCATGGATGACCCGACCAACTATGACGCCTGGCGTTTCTGGCTCGATGCCATCCAGTGGCTGTTTATTGTCGTGCTGGCGGTATGGGGTTGGATAGACCGGGGCCGGAAGGACAACAAGAGTGCCATCCGTGAGCTTACCCAGAACACCGAAGCGTTAGAGCAGCGCCTTATAACGGCGGACAAGGAGCTGACCAAGCACATAGATGGCGTCGAACGCCGCCTGACCACCGCTGAAGAACACCTGCGCCACAGCCCAACGCACGACGATATTGCGCGCCTGCGGGAGCAGTACTCCGGGCTGGAAAGCAAGCTGGACCGCGTGACCAGCACGCTCGATCGCATCCACGACTACCTGATGAACAACAAGGGGTAAGCCATGCCATTCGCCCAATTTGAACAGGAAGACCGGCGCCTGGTGATCCTGCGCCTGCTGGCCGAGGATCAGGACTACCGCGTCAACTCCTCGATCCTGCAACAGGGCATCGACCTCTACGGCCATAGCGTCAGCCGCGATCGCCTGCACACCGACCTAACCTGGCTGGCCGAGCAGGATCTGGTCACCGTCGAGGAGATCAACTCCGTGCTGGTCGTCACCCTGACCCAGCGGGGGCTTGATGTCGCCAATGGTCGCGCCACCCAGCCGGGCGTCAAGCGTCCGGGGCCTCGGTGAAGGAGAACGCTTATGGCGGTGAAACCACTCACAGCAGCGCAGAAGAAAGTGATGGCCTCATTTGCACGCTGGTTTGTTTACGGCGAGGTGGAAGCGAACGTCGAAGGGATGAAGGGCTTTCAAAAGCACATGAGGAAGAAAGACCCGGAATGTGCCCAGGCAGAGCGGGAGTTCCAGAAAGCGGTACGCAGAATCCGTGAGGACTTTCTGAAGTCGATGGAGAAAGAAAATGGCGCGTAAATCCTCCATCGACATGCTGCCGGCAGAGATCCGCGACGCACTCCATGAGCTGCTGCGCGACCCGACGGTGAACCAGCTGGAGGCCACCAAGCGCGTCAATGCGCTACTTGAGGCGGAGCAGCACGATACCCGCGTCAGCAAGTCAGCGGTGAACCGCTATAGCCAGAGGATGGATGCGATCGGCGAGAAGATGCGCCAGTCCCGCCAGATCGCCGAGATGTGGATCGGCAAACTAGGAAACCAGCCCCAAGGTCAGGTCGGCAAGCTGTTGAATGAATTCACCCGCACTATGGCGTTCGAGACCGCCCTGCATATGTCGGAGGATGAAGACCCAATTCCGCCGAAGCTACTGAAAGAGCTGTCGTTGGCGATCAAGCACCTGGAGGAAGCCGCCAGCGTAAACGAGAAACGCGAACGTGAGATCCGCCGCCAGATGGCCGAAGAAGCGGCTGATGCTGTGGACGAAGCAGCCAAAGCACAGGGCCTCACCGCTGACAGCGTCTCGCAGATCAAGGCGCAGATACTGGGGATTGCATGAACCTCCAACAAACCGCCATCGCCCAGGCCGTCACCACCGGCCTCGAAGATCTCCAGCAGTTCAGTAAGGATGAAGTACTCCTCGGCTACCAGAAGCGCTGGATCGCCGACGACTCGCCGCTGAAAATCGCCCAGAAGAGCCGCCGAACCGGTCTCACCTGGGCGGAAGCTGCCGATGCTTGCCTATGTGCCGGTACCGCCCGCAGCGAGGGTGGAACCAACCACTTCTATGTGGGCAGCAACAAGGAGATGGCCCGCGAGTTCATCGAAGCCGTAGCCATGTGGGCGGGTGCATTTGATCGTGCTGCTGGCGAGATCCAGGAAGAAGTACTCCAGGACGAAGATAAAGACATCCTAACCTTCGTCGTCTACTTCGCCAGCGGCTTCAAAGTGCAAGCGCTGTCAAGCAACCCCAGCAACCTGCGCGGTATGCAGGGCAACGTCACCATCGACGAAGCCGCCTTTCATGAGCGCCTGGCCGAAGTGCTCAAGGCCGCACTGGCACTCACCATGTGGGGTGCGAAGGTCCGTATCATTAGCACCCACAACGGCATCGACAACCTGTTCAACCAGCTGATCCAGGACAGCCTGGCCGGGCGCAAACGTTACAGCGTGCATACCATCACGCTCGATGACGCCTGCGCCGAAGGCCTCTACAAGCGCATCTGCCAAATAACCCGCAAGGAATGGACACAGGAAGCCGAGGACGAGTGGAAAGCCGGTCTGCTGAAAGACACGGCCACCGAAGAGGACGCGCTGGAGGAGTACTACTGCGTGCCCAAGTCGGGCTCTGGCGTGTACATCAAGCGCTCCCTGGTCGAGCGGGCAATGGTGTCCGATCGCTCTATTCCAATCCTGCGCTGGACCGCACCAAAAGACTTTGAGCTGCAGAGCGAAGACTCCCGCGTCGTGGATGTGCAGGAGTGGTGCGAAGTCGTTTTGCAGCCCGAGCTGGACAAGCTCAATCCGTTGTATCGCCACGTATTTGGCGAGGACTTCGCCCGCAAAGGCGACTTATCCGTATTCACGCCGATGGCGATCCGGCCTGATCTGACCAAGCGCACGCCGTTTGTGGTTGAGCTGGTCAATGCCCCCTACGACACCCAGCGGCAGATTCTCTTCTACATCCTGGAGCGTCTGCCACGCTTCACCGGCGCTGCCTTCGATGCGACCGGTAACGGTGGGTATCTCGCTGAAGCTGCTCGCCTGCGTTGGGGGGCTGACATGATCGACTGCGTCATGCTTAACCTTCCCTGGTATCGCGAGTGGATGCCCAAGCTCAAGGCGGAGTTTGAAGACGATAATCTGGAGATCCCGCGCCACGAAGATGTGCAGTCCGACGTTAGTAAGATCCAGATGAAACAGGGTGTGCCTCAAATCGAGAAAGGTTCGGGTAAAGGGGCCGATGGGCAACAGCGACACGGTGACTTTGCAGTCTCCCTGGTAATGGCTGTGCGAGCCAGCTGGTTGGAGGGTGGCGCGATCGACTTTACTCCACTCCCCGGCAAAGGCGGCCTCTATGGTACTGCCGACGACGATGACGACGACCTTCCACGTTATGACTCAGGAGCCTGGTAATGGCTAAATCCACCATTCTCGACATCAATGGGCAGCCCTTCGACCTGCAGGATCTGGAAGAGCCGCAGACCGAGGCGGACTCAAAGCTGGCCCAGCTGCACCGTCATTTTGGCAGCCATCCATCCAGTGGCCTGACGCCAGCGAAGCTGGCCACCATCATGCAGGAAGCCGAGCAGGGCGACCTGATGCGCCAGTGCGAACTGGCCGAAGACATGGAAGAGAAAGACGCCCATATCCAGAGCGAGCTGGGCAAGCGAAAGCTGGCCATGCAGGGGCCTGACTGGAACATTGTGCCTCCTCCCAACGCCAGTGCTGCCGAGAAGCGCGACACCGAGATGATTGAGGAGTTGCTGCGTTCCGCCACCTGGTTGGACGATGCAATTTTCGATAGTGGAGACGCAATCCTAAAGTGTTTTTCTAACCAAGAGCTTCGTTGGGAGTACGGTGACAAGACCCATTACATCACCGATACCGAGTGGCGCGACCCGAGCTGGTTCCAGACCCACCCGGACAACCGTAACCAGCTGCGCCTGCGCGATGGCAGCCACGAGGGCGCCGAGCTGCGCAACTTCGGCTGGATCAGCCATCAGGCGAAAGCCAAGTCCGGCTACCTATCCCGCCGGGGGTTGGTGCGCGTGCTGGCCTGGCCCTTCCTGTTCAAGAACTACAGCGTTAGAGACTTGGCCGAGTTCCTGGAGATCTACGGCTTGCCGTTGCGGCTGGGTAAGTATCCTGAAGGTGCCAGTGAGCGTGAGAAGCTGACACTGCTGCGTGCCGTAATGAGTATTGGCCACAATGCAGGCGGGATTATCCCACGTGGAATGGAGATCGAGTTTCAGAAAGCGGCAGAAGGTCAGTCTGACCCGTTTATGGCGATGATGAACTGGTGCGAGAAGAGTCAGTCCAAGGCGATCCTCGGCGGTACACTTACCAGCCAGGCTGACGGCAAAACCAGCACCAACGCTTTGGGCAACGTCCACAATGAAGTGCGTCAAGAGATCCGCGATGCAGACCTCAAAGCGCTGGCCAACACCTTCACCCGCGATATCGTCTACCCGTTGTATGTGCTCAACGGCCGCAGTTTCAAAAGCCCGCGCCGCATTCCGCGCTTCGAGTTCGATCTGAACGAACCTGAAGACCTGACCCTATTCAGTAAGCCGTTGAAGGGCCTAGTCGAGCTGGGCGTACAGATTCCGACTAGCTGGGTCTATGAAAAGACCCGCATCCCGCAGCCAGCCGGCGATGAGCCCGTGCTGACGATTCAGCCTCGCATGCCAGCGCTGCCACAGCAGACGAAACTGGCAGCACTCAAGGCAGGTGATCAGCAAAATCAGGATGTGGTCGAGCAGTACGTGGGTCAGCTCCAGGAAGTAACCAGCGATTCCAGTACGGCGCTGATCGACCAGATCCGCGAATTGGTAGACTCAGCAGACAGCCTGGAAGCGATCCGCGACGGTCTGATGGAACTGGAGCTGGATGCCTCTGAGCTAGCTGACGCTATGGCTGAGGCGCTTCAGGCCGCTGCGCTGGCCGGACGTTACGAGCTGCTCCAGGAGGCGCAGTAATGCCGGAGTTCGCCAGCCGTCCGTTTAGCGAGGCGATAGACTACTTTAACCAGAAAGCGCCACTACCTACCAATGGCTGGCAGGATGTGTACGGGCCGCAGCATGACCGGGCTTTTATGGTCGCCGGTGCCAATAAAACCGCGATTGTTGAAGACTTCGCTACCGCTATCCAGGCTGCCATGGAAAATGGCGAAACTCTGGAAGAGTTCAGAGCCCGCTTTGACGATATCGTCACCCGACACGGCTGGGACTATAAGGGTAGCCGGGGCTGGCGATCGCGGCTGATCTACGAGACCAACATCCGACAGAGCTACAACGCTGGACGCGAGCGGCAGATGAGTGACCCGGCCTACCGCGAGCGCTTCCCCTTCATGCAGTATCGCCATTCTGGTGCCGAAAACTACCGCCCACAGCACAAAGCATGGGATGGGCTGGTGCTCCGCGCAGATGATCCCTGGTGGGACGTGCATAGCCCTAGCAACGGTTACGGCTGCAAGTGCAAGAAGTTCCCAGTCTCGCGCCGCCAAGCCAAGCGGCTGGGCCGTGAGGTACCGGATGAAACACCAGAGGATGAGTACCGTGAGTTCCTGGATGAACGCACCGGCGAAGTGAAGCAGATCCCGCTCGGCATCGATCCGGGCTTTGAGCATCGGCCAGGTGCCAGTCTGCTGCGCCCGTTTGCCAACCGACACCGTGCCGAACTGCCGGAGCATGTCCAGCCGGTACCGGTGAACACCTCCACCAAGCCGACATTGCCGGAGCCAGCACCAACAACCCCGGATCTGTTACTGGATGATGCGCGCCCCCTGGACGATTACCTGAACACCTTCCTGGAAGAGTTTGGTGTTGATGGGCCGACGCTGTTTCGTGATATCACCGGCGAGCCGATCGCCCTCGACCGCATCATGTTTGAAGGGGCCGATGGCGCCATCAGTATCGATGAGAGCTTACGCCCTTATATCCGCCTGCTGGCCCGGACACTACAGCAGCCCGACGAGGTATGGACGCTGCTGGAGCCCGACATCAAAGACGCTAAGCGGCTGCGCGTTAAGCGGCGATACCTCAAACGCTGGCAGCAGGATGGCCGCATCGGATTCACGCTATTCGATCAGGGGCAAGGCGTATGGACCGGCCGAGCCGTTATGGACAGCGATGAATCCATGGAGCAACTGCGCGAAGGCGTGTTGCTTTACCACCGCACGGAGGATGGCTCATGAGCGGCGTGCAGGAGCGGATCACCGTCGACTTTGACGATACCCAGGTACAGGACGTTTTGAACCGTGTACTGCGGGTGACCGAAAACACCGAGCCGGTGATGATGGAGATCGCCGAATACCTCCACGGCCAAACCCGTGAGCACTTCGACAATGAGAAAGCCCCAGATGGTACGCCCTGGGCGAAGGTGAAACCGGAAACGCAGGAAGAGAAGAACCAGGGCTACTACGTCGGCGGCGAGCGCACCTCGCTGCCGATCCCCGGCAAGACTCTCCACGGGGTGACCCTCAACCTGCGGGATATGATCCACCCGTTCTGGAGCAAGACCGAGGCGGGAGTCAGTACCGGCATGGAAACCGATGCCTACGCGGCCGCTCACCAGTTCGGTACGGAAGGCATGACCATCAGTGTGCCCAGTCACCAGCGTCTGATCACCCAGGTGTTCGGTCGCCAATTGCCGTTTCCCGTCTGGGCAACGGTGGGAGCGTACAGCTTCCAGGGTGGCTTACCCGCCAGGCCATTCTTTGGTGTCGGCCCGGATGATGAGCGGGAGATATTGGACATCCTGGAGGACGAAATACTGACGCATACACAAGCGCCATCAGGGCGTATTTAAGGTTCTTGGTGTATGTCGGTAGCGGATTTCATAGTTTGTCGATTCTAACGGTATTCTAACGGCTAACAGCGCTTTTATTGATAGAGGTTTGACATGACTACAGGGACTGGTGGCAATGACGCGGCTAAAAACAGCAGCGACGGCGAGAACTCAAGTTATCGAACTATGCTCATTGAGGTTGTCCACAATCTCAATTCGAGCTTTGACAAGTTGGTGGTAACTCTCTCTGGTGGGGCGCTGGCAGTATCAATCACTTTCCTGAAGGACGTTATCTCGATAGAGCAAATCGTTCAGCCGTGGTTGCTTTTGACGGCTTGGGGCCTCTTCGTCTTTAGTCTAGCCAGCATATTAGGAGAGATACTGTTCGGAATGGAGGCGTACAAGCTGGCACTTCGGCAGCTCGATGACGGAACTATTTATGAAGGACGTCCAGGTAAATTGTTTTCGGCGCTGTCCTGCTGGCTTCAGAGGCTCGCAATAATAACCCTAGTTTCTGGATTGTTGCTATTATCGGTATTCACCTTAGTGAATATGGGAGATAGCAATGGCAGCAGACAAGCAGAGACCGAACAATCCGCCGCGCCCCCCTCGCCAAACACCTCAACGCCCGAGGCCTGAGCCACATATAGACTCGCCAGGAAAGAGAGAATGGCAACCACCGCCGCCACCGCCGCGCCCAAAGGAGAAATAACCTCCAACCCACGTTAAACCACCTCCCCTGAACATGCCGCCATCATGGCGGCATGAGCATTTCAAACCACACCGCACTCGCAGTACTCGCCAGCCGGATCGGGAACCACCCAGTCGCTATTCTGGCGCTGGATCTGTCCGCCGACTCTGACGGCTGGCAGCAGCTGCTCCCCGCTGGGCACTTCAAGGCGATCGATGGCCGTCCCAGCGATGTGCCTGGCGGTCACTGGTTCTTGGATGAGGGTATCGCCCGTCGCCTGATCGAGCGGGCCCAGGCTGCAGCCAACGACCTGGTTATCGATTACGAACATCAAACCCTCTACAGCGAACAGAACGGCCAGCCGGCACCGGCTGCCGGCTGGTTCAAGGATGCTGAGTGGCGTGAGTCCGGGCTCTGGATACGCCCGAGTTGGACCGACCGTGCCCGCGACTTCATCCAGAGCGGCGAGTACCGCTACCTCTCAGCTGTTTTTCCCTACGACAAACGTACTGGCGAGCCGCTGTCGTTGCACAGCGCCGCCCTCGTTAACCGTCCCGGTATCGACGGCATGCAGGCCGTTGCCGCACTGAACGCTCAACTCCCTATAACTGAACAGGAGACTGTGATGAACGAACACATGCGCAAGCTGCTCGCCAAGCTCGGTATCAAAATTGCCGAGGGTGCCGAGCTGACCGAGGAGCAAGCCACCGCTGCGCTGAGCGCCTTGGATGGACTGACCTCCAAGTCTGAACGTGCTGGTGAGCTGGAAACCGAACTCGCCACACTTAAGGCAAAACAGCCTGCTCAGGGCGTGGATCTTTCCAAGTACGTGCCGGTTGATACCTATAACGCGCTGGTCACCGCTCATGCCGCGCTGAAAGCGGGTGCCGAAACCGAGAGCGCTGAGCGCCTGATCGCTGATGCCCGCAAGGACGGCAAAGTGCTGGCTGCTGAAGAGGACTACCTGAACCAGTTCGCGGAGCAGCAGGGAGTGGCCGCGCTGAAGGCGCTGATCGACGCCCGTCCGGCAGTTGCTGCGCTCAAGGGTAAACAGACGGACGAACAGGACACCCAGAAGGACCAGGGCAAAGGCAAGGACGCTGATCTGACTTCCGAGGACCTCGCGGTGCTGAAGGCCACCGGCCAGTCCCGCGAGGAGTTCATCAAATCCAAGCAGGAGCTGAACTGATATGGGCGCTATTGCAGAACGCGACGGTCGCAAGCGCGGCTACCCGATGAAGGCCGGTGCCAACCTGGCCGCCAACGTACCCGCTGTACTCGATAGCGGCTACCTCACCGATGTGTCGGACGGCTCCGGCAGTGCCACAAGCGCAGGTGTAACCACCTTCGAAGCGGATAACAGCGCGGGGGCCAATGGCGACGTGATCGCTGAAGTGGTCAGCGGTGAGCACAAGTTCGCGAACAACGGCGATATCACCGTCGCCAATGCGGGCGCGACTGCCTACTTCGTGGATGACTCCACCGTATCCAGCGACTCCGCCACCAGCTCTCGCAATGCCGCCGGCACGATCACCCAGGTCGACGGTGACGGTGTCTGGGTAGCGCTCGGCGTTTAAGCGGGCGTTAAAACCGAACAGCTCTAACAGGAGAGATTGATGGACATTACAGCCAACGCATTGCGAGCCCTCTACACCGCTGTGAACTCGGCGTTCCAGCAGGGCCGCGCAACCTACACTCCGAAGTGGGAAAAGATTGCCACCTTGGTGAACTCCACCACGGCGCAGGAGAACTACGAGTGGCTGGGTGAGTTCACCCGTCTGCGCAAGTGGATCGGCGATCGCCAGATCAACCGCATGAAGGTGCACGACTACTCGATCAAGAACGAAAAGTTCGAGGGTACCGAAGGCATCCCCGCTGAGCGGATCGAGGACGATACCTACGGCGTGATCATGCCCAAGTTCCAGGACATGGGCTACGCCTCAGCGACTCACCCGGACGAGCTGGTGTTTGCGCTGCTGGCTGCAGGTTTTACCACGCCATGCTACGACGGGCAGTACTACTTCGATACCGATCATCCCGTGATTGGTTCCGACGGCACGGCGCAAAGCGTCAGCAATATGCAGGCTGGCGCAGGTAACGCCTGGTTCCTGCTGGACACTAACCGTCCGCTCAAGCCGCTCATCTTCCAACGCCGCCGCGAATACCGTCTGCAGGCGAAGACCGACGCAGGCACCTCCGATCGTGTGTTCATGGCGGATGAATACCTGTACGGCGTGGATGCCCGTGTGAATGCCGGTTTCGGGTTCTGGCAGCAGGCATTCGGCTCCAAGGCCACCCTGGACGAAACCAACTTCGATGCCGCCATGGCGGCCATGGGCGCACTGAAGTCAGACAAGGGCCGCCCGCTCGGCATCATGCCCAACCTGCTGGTGGTTGGTCCCTCCAATCGCTCTGCTGCCAAGACGCTGATCGAAGCCCAGAACAAAGCCAATGGTGCCAGCAACCCGAACTACCAGGCCGTCGAAGTGATGGTCGTTCCCTGGCTCGACTAATCGCCTGACCTTATGGCGGGCGATCGATTGCCCGCTCAACCCGACATAGCGAGAGGACATATGAAATGCCAAGTATTCGTATCAGCTCTGCAATTAATGGCTTCCGACGCGCTGGAGTGGCTCATCCGAGTAAGCCAACTGTGTACCCGGGCGATTACTTTTCCGACGAGCAGATCCGGCAGCTCAAAGCGGAACCGCGCCTGGCCGTGGAGTTTGGCGACTTCGAAGTGGAAGAACTTGAGCAAGCAGATCCGCCTGCTGATCAGACGGGGGCCGTGGAGCCGGACAGTGCATCTGGCGATGTGACGCCGGACAACGGTGAGAACCTGCTCCAGCCGTTGATGGACATCATTGGGAAGCTGGACCCACATGACGAAAAGCTCTGGAACAAGGACGGTAGCCCCAAAGCGGCCAACTTCCCTCAGGGCACAACTGCTGAAGACCGCGCCAACGCTTGGGAAATGTTCCAGGCTCAGGCAGATAAGGCCTAACCCATGTATGCCACCCGTCAGGACATGATCGACCGTTTTGGTGAGGAGGAGATCCAGCTCCTCACCGATCGGGACGGCAGCGCCGGTGTGATTGTCGATAGCGTACTTGATCAGATGCTGGCTGATGCCAGCGCCGAGATCGACGGCTACATCGGCGGTCGCTACCGCCTGCCGCTGGTCACTGTGCCTGAGGTGCTGGTGCGTCTGTGCTGCGATATTGCCCGCTACCTGCTCCATGATGATCGAGCCCCCGAACAGCTCAAGGTGCGGTACGACGCAGCGATCAAGTTCCTGACCAAGCTGGGCAGCGGTGAACTGAGTCTCGGTGTGCTCGATGCCAACGAAAGCGGCCCGAGTAATAACACCGCTGAAATCCAGTCCGCTGGTAGCGTGTTCGCCCGCAATAGCAGCAAGGGGTTCATCTGATGCTGGAGCTGAAAGACGACTACCTGGCTGCTGAGCCGATCCTGGTCACCACGCTGGAGCAGGTAGCAGATATCCGCAAAGTCTATAGATCGGAGGATCTCGCCACCCTGGATGAGCGATCCCAGATCTGCCCGGCGCTGCACCTCATCTACTGGGGCGACAGCATTCCCTTGCAGTCACAGGGCGGCGTTGTCGGCCACGTTACCCAGACATGGATAGTCGTCCTTGCCATCGATCTGCGCAAGAAGGATAAGGCTGGCGGGCTGCTAGCTGACCTGATCAAAACCATGTCCGGCGTCCATACCGAGCTTGGTTCCATCAAACGCGTCAACGCCCCGGCGAAGCCAAGCTTCAGAGGCGGCTTTGGCTACTACCCACTCGCATTTGAACTGACCTTCAGAACCAAAGGAGCACGAAAATGAGCGGACTTCTTCTCGCTGGCGACGTTTACATCGACCGCCTCACTGACACCGGCGTATCCACCGGCCTGGTAGGGCCTATCAACGTCACCCAGCTGGCGCTCCAGACCCCGTCTGAGAAGGTGCAGCGGCCCTCCAAACGCAAGAGCACCTACGGCCAGACGCTGGACACAGTCACCCTGCCGCAGCCGACCACCATCAACATGGTGATCGATGACCAGCCTGCGGACCTGCTGGCGATGGCCATGCTTGGTGACGTGGAGCAGATCAACCAGGGCTCCGGCAACGTTTCACTCGCAGACGTCACGCTCAAGGCCGGTAATAAATGGACCAAGCTACCGCATGGCAACCTGGCTGATTCTGGGTTGGCGTTGTATGAGTCCGACGGGACCACGCCGATCGCCGCGCCCGCGTTTGAGGTCAACTACGCGCTGGGCATGATCCGCACCACGCCAGGTGGCGCTCAGGACACCGGCTCTGATGTATCGGCCAAGATCACCTACGACTACAGCGCAATCGCTGGCACCCGCATCAAGGCCGGTACCCGCTCGCAGATCCGCATGAAGATCTTTATGGACGGCACCAACCTGGCCAACGGCTTGCCCTGCAAGCTGGAGGTTCCTGAAGCGGCGATCGCGCCGACCGAAGCGGTGGACCTGTTCTCCAGCACGTACGTCAGCACCACGCTGGCGGGCGACGTGAAGCTGGTTGATGGCGAAACCGCGCCCTACTACTTCGACCAGGAAACCGCCTGATAGTCGACTGAACCACCCGGAGGGCGCCCGCCCTCCGCACTTCGTTTAACGCCTCTAACCTGGAGCCACGATGGCCGATCGTAACCTAGCGCTCAATCTACTGATTAAGGCTAAAGATCTTGCCAGCTCGACGGTGCGCCGTTTTACGCGTGACCTGGATGACTCTGGCGATGCAGCCGATCGGCTCGATAAGTCATTGGCGCAGGCGGATGAGCAGGTTGATGCGGTTGAGAAAAGCTCCAGCAAGGCTGGCGATGAGGTTGGCCACTTTGCCGACGAACTGAGCGAGGCGGATAAGGCCGCTGGCCGTTACTACGACAGCACCGGGCGCCTGCGCGATGCAAATGGGCGCTTTGTAGCTGGTGCCCGCCGCGCCCGCACTGAAACCGACAAGCTCGGCAAGGAGTTCCGCGACACTTCCAAAGATGCCAAAACCCTCACCGGTCGTGTTGGGGATCTGGGTAGCAAGCTGAAAGGCTTCCTCCTCGGTGGTGCCATAGCGACTGGACTAGGCAGGCTATTCAATGGGGCGCTACGCTCCAGTGCGCAGTTCGAGCGCCAGATGAACCGAGTGGAGGCTGTCACCCGAGCCTCTGCTGAAGAGATGCGCCTGCTCACCGAAGCCGCTGAAGAGGCTGGGAGTACCACCGAATTTACCGCCACTCAGGCCGGTGAAGGCTTGGAGATACTTGCGCGTGCTGGCTTTGATGCCCGTGAGTCAGTCGAGCTGCTTCCCTCCGTGCTGGCGGTGGCCACCGCTGAAGGTGTCGGCCTTGCTGAAGCGGCGGGTCTGATATCCGACACACTCTCCGTCATGCAAATGGAGATCGGCAAGGGGGCCCAGGCGACAGATGTGCTGGCGCGTGGTTCTGGCCTGGCTAACACGCGCATGACGGAGCTGGGCAATGCGATCAGCTACACCGGTTCTTTCGCCCGTGAAGCAGATCTGGATCTGGAGCAGCTGGTTGCCGTCCTGGACGTACTGGCGAAAAACGGTCTGCGCGGTGAGCGTGCCGGTACTGGTCTCCGCGCCATCCTTGCCCAGCTCTCAGACCCGGCCAGTAAAGCATCCAAAGCGATCGCCGAGCTGGGCATCCCCACTGATAACTTTATCCAGATGATTGAGGGCCTGCGTCAGCGCGGCCCTGAAGCTACTCAAGCCATCAATGCCTTCGGTATCGAAGCGGGCCCCGCCCTCCGTGCCCTGCTCGCCGAGGGGGCAGCAGGCATTGGCGAATTTGAAGACAAGCTGCGCAGTGCCAATGGTGCCGCTAAAGAGATGGCTGACACGGCCAGTGACGATCTGATCGGTGCGACCCGAGGTTTCCAGTCCGCTTGGGACTCCCTGCGTAAGACGCTCAGCAACCCAACGCTGGAGCCATTGGCGGGACTTTTGGATCGCGTGGCTGCCAAGTTCCGGGAGATGAAAGAGGCGGGCAATCTGCGTGCTTGGGGTGAGATCACAGCGTTTGCCATTAACCGGGTCTCCGGTGCGATGCAAATGTTTTATAACACGATCACCATGCTCATTAAGGGCATTGGCGTATTTGCGTCCACTGTACTTTACAAACTGACCGAAACTGAGGTGGCGGTTGCCAAGATTCTGAACCGCATCGGTTTGGTTTCAGATGAGACAGTTAAGAGCCTTGAGATCAGTCTTGGTGCCATGGGCGCTGTTGTTGACGAGTTCATCAATGAAACCAATCAAGACCTCAAAGACATCGGTAATGGTTGGGATCTTCTTACTGGTGAAGTAACGCTAGCAAAACAAAAGCTTGACGAAGCTGTCGCGGAATCAGGCGAACAAGCCAAAGCCGCAGGCAATACGGCAGCTCAGGCGTCAGAAGAGGTTGCCGAGGCTGGTGATAACGCAGCCAACACCCTGGACCTTGCTGCCCAGAAGATCATCGCCGCGTTCAATACAGCCCGGGATGAGGGCAGCACCACCGCTGAATCCATAAAAGCCGCGTTCGAAGAGGTGGATCTAACCTCCATCGAGGGTATCACTGCCCTCGGTACCGCCATGACCGAGATCGCCGGTGAGTCCGAGGCGCTGGATACCCAGCTCCGCGAGCACCTGGCTAAAACGTTGGAGAAGATGACTGCGGAGGAGCTGGAAGCCTTCCGGCAGAAAGCGATCGAAGCCTTCGCCGATGCTGAAGATGGTGCAGGCAAGCTCGACCGAGTGCTCAACGGCGCCCTTGATGCCAGCCTGCGCAAGCTGGGTGTGGACGTAGAAGAACTGCGCACCGGCATTACATCGGTCGGGAGTTCTGCGCTCCAGTCGTTCCAGACCGTCCGCGAAGAGCTGGAACGGACAGGCGTTGAGGGTAAGGAAGCCAGCGCGATCATCAAAGCCGCCTTCGAGAAAGCATTCGATCAAGTCAGCACCACGGCGGGTTTGGATGAGCTGAAGACGCAGCTCCGTGAAGCCGCAGAGGATGGCGTTATCAGTTGGGGCGAGTACCGGAAGGAGCTGCAGAAAATAAAGGAGAAGTACCAGGAGATTGAGGATGCGGCGAAAACATCGGTCGATGGCCAGAAAAAGGCGTTAGGTGACCTTAAGAAAGAAGCGGGTAAAGCGGCTGACGAGATAAAGCGTGCTAAAGATGCGGCGAATGATGAAAACAACACAGACGGCGGAAATGGCGACGACGAAGACGACGATAGCGCCGATGATGAAGAGTCGGGCAAGCGTTCCCGTCGCTCAACCTCCTCAACAGTAGCCAACCGCCTCCGCGCCCAGGGCCGCGACGATGCTGCCGAGATCCTCCTGGAAAAGATCGCCCAGGGTGACGTCCCGCAGGGCGGGTTCCAGGGCCTCGCCGGTTACGACCGCTGGTGGGAAATGATGCAGAAGTCGGCGATCGAAGAAGCCGACAAGGTGCAGGCCAAATACGACCAGCTCGCCCAATACCAGCGTGATATCGCTGCCGGGGATGTAGACGCAGCCAAGCGCCTGCTGGCGATGCGCAATACCTTCGCAGATCTGGAAGCTGATCTTGTCGGCATCGTCACCCAAGCATCCAATCTGGTGAACAGCCAACAAGCGCCCCAGCAGCAGCCGGGGCAGCAGGTTCAGGCACCCAGAGCGGATGAAGTAGTCGTTAAATTCGATTTTAACGGCCGTCAGTTCCCCGGCAGGTTCAGCTCCTCTAACGCCAGTGAGCTTCTCGATGAGCTGGCCGGAATCGCTGAGGTGACCCGATGATCACGCTCAACGGTATTACGCTCCCCGAAGACCTGATCTGGTCCGATGAGTTCAGCTGGACGGCTGTGCGCCAGGGGGCTGATTACTCCCTGACCGGCGCGCTCATGATCGATGAAGCAACCAGGCTGGCGGGCCGTCCGATTACCCTCACCGACGGCTGGGCCAGTCGCGCACTGGTGCTGCAGCTCTACACGCTGACCCAACAGGCCGGTCAGACCCACACCCTCACAATCAATGGCACCTCCTATGACGTCATGTTCCGACAGAGCGAGGGCCCTCTATCCGCGACTCCCGTTAAACCGGTATACGCCGCCGACTTTGATGATGGCGACTGGTACCGACTCACCCTGCGATTCCTGGTGGTGTAAATGAGCGAAACAATCCTAGATACAGATATCAAACTCATGGCCTCCGAGCGCCTGGCTGACACCGAGGACGGCGGCGGCATGATGAGTGCCGTGGAGATCGTCGACGGGGTGGTTAACAACGCATTCCCCGATATCTCCCGGCTTGATCGCACCTACGGCCGCGTGAACCTGCGTAAGCTCTACGCCGCCGTGCAAACCGCGAACAAAGCGATGTACTACGGCTCCCACGTCATCATCACCGACGCCCCGGACGATCCTCGCGTATCCGTGCTGATGTTCACCACCGGCAGCTACATTGATGAGCGCACCAACGCCCGGGATCGGATCGAAAGCTACGTGGTCACCGGCCCGGAATCGCTCTACGTGCTGCTGGGGGATCAGTTAGAGGGCCAGCGCATGGTCCGCGTTTACAGTCGGCTTGATGTGAAACTGCCGGAAGTGGGCCAGGTATACCTGCTCAGCGAGGAGGACAGCAACGGCAATGTCCAGGGCGAACAGCAGTACGTACGCATCGACTCCGTAGAGCATGAAGAACAGGAGTTCGAGGACAGCCGGGGCGTCTTTATCCGCCGCGTCTACACGCTGGAGATCGGCAACCCGCTGCGCCGCACATTCCCCGGCCCGGAAACCGCGATCCGCTACTCCGAGCACGAAAGCCCGACGCTATTCCGCTCAACCCAGGTTGCGGACGCCTCCAAGTATTACGGCATCGTCAAGCTGGAAGAGGCGATCACGCCGGGGGATATGACGCTAAAAGCCGAAACCATCTTCGGGCAGCTGGTGCCATCTGCCACTGTGGAATCGCCAGTGGTGGATGTTCAGGCTGGGGTTGAGCGGGCTAACTTGGTGGCGGCTGGGGAGGAGTATAGCGTTGCCAACAACATCGAACATAGTGTGCCGGGGTCTGGCGTCAGCTTTGGCAGAGCGGTAGTGCCTGGGAGTGTTGCAGTTGCTTATGCTGATACCTACACAGGGACATCTAATTGGTCAGCGACGGACGACAGCAATGGAAACGTGGTCGATTCAGGAGGAGTGACACGAGGAACTATTGACTATGAAACGGGCGTGTTCGCTGGAGTTACAACCTATGTATACGGCATAAAAAGTTGGGTAATAACGGCGACTCCCGCCGCCGCCATACAAGACACTGCTCACACCGCCAGTGAAGAGATCGACTTCGAAAACCGGGGCTACAACTACGTCAAAACCCTCCGGCCAACACCTCAGCCAACCACGCTTTTTGTGGACTATATGTCCCAGGGTGAGTGGTACCGGATGCAGGATAATGGCCTGGGCGAGCTTGAGGACGAGTACGGCGGCACCGGCATTATCGACTACGCCACAGGCTCGGTGATCGCAACCCTGGGGGCACTGCCCGATGTCGGCAGCCAGGTTATTTATACCTGGGCAACGCCGGTCCATTACGAGCAACGCCTGACGGATCCGGACAGCGAGACAGCCTATCTCACATTTACCGTTAACCAGGGGGAAATCATCCCCAACAGCTTGACGCTTGAGTGGGATGTTAACGGCACAACCAAAACCGCCACCGATGATGGCAATGGCAACCTAACCGGCGATGCCACCGGCCGTGTTGTTTATGGCATGGGTGAAGTGGGCTGGAAGCCTGCGAGCCTGCCGGATTCCGATGCAAACCTGACGGTTCATTACGATATCGGTTTCAATCAGCAGGAAACCCCGAGCTACACCGTCAACGGTGACGATATTCAGTTGAGCGTTGCTAACGCGCCGATCCGCCCCGGCACCTTCGCGGCCACCTTCACCCAGGGCTACAGCAAGCAGGAAGTCAAAGGCGTCCGGTTCGATACCAAAACCGGCACCCGCGATTTGCGAGTGCTCGATAACGGTGATGGCACTCTATCGGTGGAAGGCACCGGCGAAGCCGGAACCATCAACTACACAACCGGCGCGGTAGTCATTCGCACCAACTGGAGCAAGTCGAATACCGAGTATGCCTATGTGAGCGGTGCCTGGGCGCCAGTGACAGTAACCGATCAATACTGGGTAACCGGCGCGGTAACGATCAACTACCAGGAGGACAGCGTAACCGCGACCAACCAGACCGAGACGCTCGCAATACCCAACGCGACAGCCAATCTGGTACCCAGCACAAACCGGCAAGTGGTGCCCGGCAGCGTCGAGTTCACCTGGAACGGCAAAACGGTCATCGATCGGGAAGGGACGCTGTACACAGATTGGGACAGACAGACCGGTGCGGCCATCGCCTGCGGAACTATCAACTATGCCACGGGAGACGTTGTGTTTGACGACTACCAGGGCGGCGGAACCAACAGCATCACCATCAAAACCCTGCTGGTTAAGATCGGCGCTTGGAGCTGTTCAGAGCTTTACTTCCGCACACCCGGTTCACCCCTGCGCCCGAGCAGTTTTTACCTCCGTGCCACCAAACCGGACGGCAGCCTGGTCGGCGCCACCGCCAACGCCCAGGGCTTGCTCGATACCAACGACATACAGGGCAGTATCGACTACGACACGGGCGTTGTTGATGTGCAGTTCGGTGCCTGGGTCAACGATGCAGACCTGACGGCTGACGATAAAGCGGAGCCCTGGTACGACGCGGCTGATGTTCAAGGCGACGGGACCATCTGGCGGCCCGACCCTGTCGACCCCGGCACCATGAAATTCAACGCCGTGGTTTACAGCATGATGCCGCTGAACGCCGACATCCTCGGCCTGGACCCGGTGCGCCTGCCCATCGACGGCCGCGTGCCGATCATCCGCAACGGCGACGTGGTGGTGATTCACAGCACGAAAACCGAGACGCTGAGCAGCCCGCTGTCCCCCGGCGAGGTTGAAACCCTCGCTTACGACCAGCTCGCCAGCTGCACGCTGATCGACGCCGAAGGCACCGCTGTCGACAGTGCCCTCTACAGCGTCAACCGCGAAACCGGCGTCGTGACAATGGCGGATCCGCTGGACCTGAGCGCATACGTTGAGCCGCTACATGCCCGGTACCGCATAGAAGATATGGCGCTGGTCAACGAAGCCCAAATTAACGGGCAACTGTCATTAGTCGGGGCCATCGGCCGCAACTACGACCCGGCAGATACCTGGGTCAGCTCAGCGCTCATCTTTGGCGACCTAGGCGCCCGTGTTCACCATGTATTCGACCAATCCAGCTGGACCGGCACCTGGTCGGATGAGCGCATTGGCGGCGAGCCGCTGGCCGAATATAACGATCTGCTCTACCCGATTCAGGTCAACAACAAAAACGCAATCCGCGAGCGCTGGGCGATCATCTTTACCAGCTCAACCACATTCAACGTGGTAGGTGAGACGAGCGGCCAAATCGCATCGGGCAACACCACAACGGACTGCGCCCCAATCAACCCGATTACCGGGGAGCCGTACTTCACGATCCTCTGGCAAGGCTGGGGCTCAGGGTGGAGCAGCAACAACGTGCTGCGGTTCAACACCGATGCCGCCCACGCTCCGGTGTGGATAGCGCGAACCACGGTGAGCGGTACGCCGACCAAGCAGGATGACTCGTTTAAATTGCAGATTCGGGGGGATGCGGACTGATGGCGAGGAACCTGGTTTCTGGTTTCGTTACCGAGGATGGAGCTCCACTATCGACCTCTGTACACATACTCGACGCGAGCACTGCAGAAAAAAAATCAACAACTCAGAGTGATGCGAATGGCTACTACGAACGAGAGTGGTACGGCGCAGAGTCTGATGTGTTGGTTTTGGCGATGCCGAGCACTCAAAGTCGACGACCTCTTGTGCATGGACCTGTATCTCCTGATGTTACCCCGCCGGTCTGGGCAACAGATGGTAGCAGCCTTGCAGGCTGGACAAATTACGGAATCACGGTTAGCGCAACAGAAGGGCTGGATCCGCCGTCGTTTCAAGTCTGGCCCTCGAATAACCGTGCATATATAGCACCCGGGGGTTCCGAGTTCGATTTCCCTGATGGGACCATCATCCGAATTATCGCAAAAGTGGCCTCGGGTGCCACTAATTTGATGAACGTGTTTTTTGCATGTGATTCCGCTGGTGCTGGTCAAATGCTGCGCCTTGAAGGTCGTTCTGCTGAGTCGTCAGGTATAGCGAACACGGCGTCGTGGTTGTCGTGGAACGCTCCACATGCAACTTTTCCGCATATCCCAGACGCAGCGTTTCACGAGTACGAAATTATCTTTAAATCCGGATCGCTGATCGACCTGATAATGGACCAACAAATCGTTTTATCAGACGAGCTGATAAGCCGGAGCGGCCCATTTATCGGTATCCATGGTGACGCTGGCAATACCGGCGGTTTTATTGATTCGATTGAAATCTACTGAGGTAGCGAAATGACCATCCGCATGACAACACCGCTGCGTACCGCTCGCGCTCAAACCATCATCGACGCCCTGGACGCCGCGGTCACACCTGGCGTTTTCGAGCAGTACAGCGGCGGTCAGCCTGACCCGGACGTGTCTGTAGACTCGATCCCGGCCCACGCCGTCAGCACCGCCTACACGACAGGGCAGTACGTCACCGCCGGCCTGCACTACTACCGCGCCGAGAACGACGGCACCAGCGCCGGTACCGCCCCGACGTGGCCGACCAACGGCGGCACCGTCACTGACAACGACATCACCTGGCAGGACATGGGCGAGATCCCGGTCCTGCTCGGCACGCTCACGCTGAGCCAGCCCTGCGGCACCGTCGTCACCACGCCGGTATCAGCGGGCGTCACCAGTGTCGCGCTCGAGTTCAGCGCCTGGACCGAGGACAGCAGCGCCGACGCCAACGGAACAGCGACATGGGGCCGCTTCCGCGACGGCGACGGCAACAACGTGCTGGACGTATCGGTGGGCCTTGAGGGCAGCGGCGCGGCCTTCACGATCAACACCACCGAGATCATCAGCGGCGGCCCGATCCGCATCAAAGAGAACACCACGCCAGCGCTGACCGAACCGGGCGCGTAACGCATGAGCTACACCGCCCGCATGGAGACGAATATGAGAATCTTGAAATGGCGGCTCCGAGTTACCGATAACCAGTCGCTGATGATGCCTGCTGGCGCTAAGGTGCTCGATGTGCAGATGCAAGGTGATAATTGCTGCCTGTGGGCGCTTTGCGACGAGCGGGAGCCAAAAGAACAGCGGTACTTTGCGATTTACGGAACCGGCAACCCGATGCCTGATACGCCCGGCAAATACATTGCCACATTTCAGATGGGCGGCGGGGCGCTGGTGTTTCATGTATTCGAGCACGCCGGCTAAATGAGCTACACGGCCCCGGCGGGTAACGCGGTCAATTTCGACTTCACCGGGGCTGGTTACACGCCGCCTGCCGGGGATGCCGTTGATTTTGTCTTCGGCGCCCCGGTCGAGATCACCGCCAGCGCGACCCTTCCAGCATTTACCAGCGGCCTTTCCCTTGAGCACGTTCAGCCACGCGACATAACCGCGGCGGCAACATTGCCAGCCCCGGCCTGGCAGATCGAACTAAACCACGCACCCCCCGGCACACTGCCGCGAGAGATCACGGCAAGCGCTACGCTTCCAGCCGTTCAGCCTGCCATTGAGCTGGCATGGTTCCCGGATCGGCGCGTTGATGCGCGGGCAATACTGCCAGGCGGCATCACGGCCAATGTGGAGCTTACATGGTTCCCTGAGCACCTGCTGACACCGGTTGCGACACTGCCCGGCGTACCCTCTGCCAGTGTAACGCTGGACTTTGACCCTACTCGGCGTATCGACCCACGGACAACACTGCCGCCCATCACCGCCGATGTGCAGCTGGCGCGTGGCCACGTTATCACCAGCGCGGTCGCTACGCTGCCGCCGATCACAGCCGATGTAAAACTGGCCTGGGGCGTTCGAATCCCCGGTACCACACTCATCGCAGCCAGCACCGCCGACGACAAAGCCGGTATTCGGTGGGGTGATGGCGCAAAAGCCGAGAACGGCCCGCGCATGGGCTACAACGATGCGCCAAAGAAAGAACCAACCATCAGTGCCCGCTGGATCGACGCACCCCGTCACGAGGCTGAACCGACGATCCCCCACGGCACCCTGCCGCAATTCGACACCGAGCGCACAGCGCCCCATGGTGACCTATCCCGTTGGGCTGACCGCAATCCCGAACTGCCGAGCAACTACCCACTGCCGACAGACCTGCTCCGGTACCAGTTGTGGGCCGACTTCGACCGAACCATGGACCGGGATCACAGCGACCCCTGGAATTACCCGATCCCGACCGACAAGACAAAGCTGCAGCCGTTCCACCGCGTTGATGATTACGGCCAACGCCTGATCTGGGACACCCGCGACTACACGCCACCGCGTCGGTACGCCGTCAATTTCGACTTCGGTGGTGGGTACTACACCCCACCTGCAGGCGAAAACGTGCAGTTCAGCTGGGGTGCCGCAAACCCCTACGAAGATCAGCCGGTACGACCAGTGGATCCAGGCCTGTCGATCAGCCACAACGCACCGCCGCCACGCGAGCACACAAACGAAATCGTATGGGGGGATGGCTATTGGGAGCGCCCGCTACCCGACTACATCGCGGAGCCAGGCTGGACGGCCGAGCCACCCGAGGAAGCCGACCGGCCAGAGCAGCCAGACATCAGAGAGGTCTACATCTTCATGCCACACGTAACGCTATACCGGATGCCGGACGGCACAGAAATTGAGGCGCTGGGCGTTAGCTGGAGCACCGACGCCGACAGCTGGGCTTGGCGGTTTAACGCGACACTGAAGCGCGAATCAGACCTGGCTCTACTCAAGCCCGACACAAATGGCCCCCGTGAGATAGGCTGCGAGATCAACGGCCACCTATTCACTGGCATGGTCACCAGCTACGCACCCACGCGCAGCTTCGGCCAGACCCGGATCCAGATCAGTGGTGCCAGCCTCAGCCGGTGGCTATCTGACCCATACGCGCCGAAGCGCTCCAAGCTCATCACCAGCGCCTACAACGCCATGGATCTGGCCGAGCAAGAGCTGCAATACACAGGCTGGACGCTGGACTGGCAGACCGCTGATTGGCTCGTCCCGGGCAACGTCCACACCTACGATCAGTTGGCCCCCATCAGCGCGATCAAGCAGCTGGCCTCCTCGGTAGACGCCATCGTCCAGAGCCACCCATCAGATAAGACCCTGATCATCAAACCACGCTACCCGTTCAACCCGCACCGCTGGGCTGAGGGCAGCACAGCGCTCGCCGCCATCCTGCCCGCCGCCATGATCCAACAGATCAGCGCCCAATACGTCAGCCGACCGCTCTACAACAAAGCCATTGTGGCCGGGGGTAAAACAGGCGGGGTACTGGTCACGGTTGTACGAGAAGGCACCGCAGGCGACGTGCTCGCACCCCAGGTAGTCGATAAATACATCACGGCAATGGAGGCAGGACAGGAACGCGGTCGCAACGCCATCGCTGCCGGTGGCGAGTGGGAGCAGATGCGCTTCGCCACCAAACTCACAGAAAGCGGCGATGCACCGGGGTTGATGCTGCCCGGCCACATGGTCGAGATCCAGGACACCGGAGAAACCTACCCCGTCCAGATCACCGGCACCACCATCAACGTGGAAAACACCAAAGACCGCCTGCGCGTGGACCAGATACTGAGCGCAGACAGGAGCGTGACCCATGCCTAACCTCTGGACCCAGTTCAAAGCCCTGACCGACAACGACGCGGTAACGGCAGGTACCATCACAAGCACGGACGGCCAGACCAGCACTGTCGAGCTGCTGAGCGGCGACAGCGTCAAAGTACGCGGTACCGGCTCAGTCGGCCAAATCGCATACATGCAGCGCGGCGAAATCGTGGAAACAACAGGGACGCTGCAGCAGTTCAATTTGATTCTTTACTAGGAGAGAGGAAGCGACCACACCAGGTGCGGCAACACCCGGTGCAGTCGCCAGAACACAGTGAACCAGCCACTGTGAGCCAGCCAAGGCTTCCCCGCCGTGCACACGGCCGGAGCAGCCTATCAGAAATAAGGTAGGTTCACATGCAGGAAATCAGATGCAGTAAGTGCCAGAAACTCTTGGCAAAAGCGCAATTTTTGGCACTAGAGATAAAGTGCCCGCGCTGCAACACGATGAACTCTCTGAGGGTCTTGAACCCCGCACCAGAGCGCCAAAGAGCGCCGATAAAGGAGATGAAGCATGGCAAAGCCCATCATCCCGTGGATCGGCGGCAAGCGTAAACTGGCCCAACATATCCTGCCTTTGTTCCCCGAGCATAGCTGCTATGTAGAGCCATTCTGCGGAGCAGCAGCTCTCTACTTTCTTAAAGAGCCCTCAGAGGTCGAGATACTCAATGATGTGAATGGGGATTTGGTGAACCTTTACCGAGTGGTGAAGCACCACCTGGAGGAGCTGTATAAACAGTTCAAATGGCTCTTATCGAGCCGACAGCATTGGGAGTGGATGCAAAACACACCACCGGAAACCCTGACCGACATCCAGCGAGCGGCTAGGTTTATGTACCTCCAAAAGCAGGCATTCGGCGGCAAGGTTGAAGGCCAGTGCTTCGGTACCACAACCACTAGCCGTCCACGGTTCAATATCTTCACGTTAGAACAGGACTTAGCCGACGCTCATTACCGACTTTCTAACGCTACGATCGAGCACCAGAGCTGGGAAAAAATCGTGGCTAAATATGACCGCCCTCACACTCTGTTCTACTGCGACCCTCCGTACTGGCAAACCGAGGGGTACGGAGTGGGCTTTGGTTTCGAGCATTACGAGCGAATGGCTGAGCTGGCGAAGTCCATAAAAGGAAGCATGATCATCAGTATCAATGATCATCCTGACATTCGTGAGGTATTCTCGGACTTTCCAGTAATCGAGATCGACTACGAGTACACCGTTGGCGGTAACGGTAAGCCCTCAGACTGTGTAGAGTTGGTATACGGTAATTGGAAGGAGCAACCTGTGCCAAAGGGGCAGCAGGGGCTATTTGAATAGGAGGCTCTATGTCACATACAGAAAGCGGGTTATCAATAGAAGACGCATTTGAGCTAGAACAGGAGCTGATAAAAGACGGCTACCGTAAGTGCTCATCGTGGCAGTCGTTGAGACCTGGCTACTACGCGATAAGGTCAAGTTCCGGGCGGGATCTCATGAGCGAGGAGAAGGTCTTCGAGATCCGCTACGAGCCGCATTAA